GAGCAATCCAACAACCCCATTTTCGTGGCAAATGCCGACAGCCACGGATTTAGTCACAGATTTGCCGGCAGACTTTGAGGTGTTTGGTCAAGCTGTTGCAACATCAATGGCCGATCTATTAGGTGGGCCATCAGGTTACATATTGTCCAAAGCATCAGCCACAGACATGGATTTTGCTTGGATCGCAAATGATCAAGGTGACATTACGGGAATTACAGCAACCACGCCGCTAACTGGTGGTGGTTCATCAGGCGCAATTACTGTTGGAATACAAGATGCCTCAACATCGCAAAAAGGTTCTGTGCAGCTTTCAGATTCTACATCGACAACATCATCTGTTTTAGCAGCTACACCAACGGCTGTTAAAGCCGCGTTTGATTTAGCAAATAATGCTCAAACAAAAACAAATCTATTGCTTAATGCTAATTTTGCGATAAACCAACGTTCTTATGTATCAGCGGCAAACTTGGCTTCTGGCGTATATGGTTTTGATCGCTGGAAATCAAATTTTACGAATACCACATTAACTTTTACAGCTTCTACACAAGGTCAATCGATAACAATTAACTCAGGTGGTGGATTGCAGCAAATTATTGAACAAGGTTTGGTGCCAGCTGGAACTTACACATTGTCTTGGACTGGCACCGCGACTGGTCGTGTGTATAACTCAGGAGGTACGCCACCGGCTTATGCATCATCCCCAATCACTTTTACAGCCGATGGGTTGGCAGATGTTGTTGTGGAATACACAGCTGTAAGCACAACAAAAACTTTGTCAAAGGTGCAATTTAACTCGGGTACTAATACGGCATGGAGTTTGGCAACGCCAACATTACAAAGTGAATTATCGGCTTGCCAGCGTTATTACTTCCGATTTGGTGGAGATGTTACTTACCAGACTTTAGGTTTTGGAACTGCAAACGGAACTACAACGGCTGCCGTGATGGTGACTAATCCAGTACCTATGAGAATTGCACCAACTTCAGTAGATTTTTCTACCTTAGGTTTGCAAACTCAAGCCACAGGTGCAGTTAACGCTTTAACAACTCTGTCTATGGCAGTTAATCAAAATGGCAAAAATGCAGTAATCCTTAACGCTGGTGGTTCGGGCGGTTTGACTTCTGGACAGCCACAGGTGTTATTAACTAACAATTCAACTAGCGGCTATGTCGGACTAAGTGCGGAGTTATAAAAATGAATAAAGTAGAGTTTATTAAAATCACTGGTATTGACGGCTCAGAGTTAGAGCACGCCATTATTGACCGAGGCAACGGTGAGTTTACTTCAATGCTGAAATCAACCTACGAGGCGCAGCAAGCGGAACAATCCACACCGATGATTCCGGGCAATGACTAGTTTTGCTCAAGGCACATTGCCTCGGATAATTCAGGTTGCTTTGGCCGAAGTCGGCACAGCTGAAACCGGAAACAATGAGACAAAGTACGGAAAGCACATGAAAGCCGACAAGCTGCCGTGGTGTGGATCATTCATCAATTGGTGCGCTGATCAAGCTGGAGTGGATTTGCCCAATGTGGTCAGCACCCGAGCTGGAGCTGATGCCTTTCGAAAAATGAAGCGGTGGCACACCGAGCCAAAGATTGGCGATCTTGTTTTCTTTGATTTTATTATCGATGACAAAACGACCATCAATCACATTGGCTTGGTGATCCGGGTTTCAGACAAACAGATTGTTACCATTGAAGGCAACACCGGCGATAACGATCAACGCAATGGCGGCGAAGTCATGGTGAAATCACGAGCTTTGGGAGCAAGGTCATTTGTAGTCGGTTATGGCCGACCAACTTATGGCGCGTTTTCGGGTGATTTGCCCGATCGACCAAAAGGAGAAAAATAATGAAGCAAATTAAAGCAGCTGCCGCATCTTACGCAAGAAGCGCGGTGGCAGGTTGTTTAGCTGTTTACATGACTGGGAATACAAATCCCAAAGATTTGGCAATGGGTTTGATCGCTGGCATTGTGCCGGTCTTGTCAAGATGGGCCAACAAAAATGATGTCAGCTTTGGCATAAAGAAATGAGTCCGGGCGAATGGACGGCTGTTGGTGGTTTTGTAATTGCAATACTGGCAGCTGTCTATTCGTCAATGCGGATCATTATCAGATCGGTGATGAGCGAGCTGGCACCCAATTCGGGATCGAGTATGAAGGATCAAGTCTCACGCATCGAAGCCCGATTGGATTATCTATACACACATCTCATTGACCAAAAGAAGTAGCGACACGCCGCAATCTAGGCGTGATTGTTGAGTTTGTCGGTTTTGCGTGTCACTCTTTGTTTGGGAGCAGATCAGCTGTTCCCAGAATCGGGAGCAACAAAATGGATGAAGCATCAATTATTATTGGAATGTTTATTGCCGGGGCTTTATGGTCTGTCATGGCCTATTCAGTCGGATTTAAAGAAGGCGAGCGACAAGGCTACACACGCGGCCGGGCTGTGGCACGACACGCCGTTTCAGCTGATCGGAAGGTGTGGTGATGGCCGCATTTATGGATGGCTATGAAGGCAACAAAGAGCGCACAGATCGATGGATTGCCACATTTCCGCAAGGTCGGCTTGAGGCGCACATCATTGAATTCAATGCTGAAAAAGGTTATGTGCTAGTGCAAGCAAAAGCATGGCGCAATCAGACCGAGATTGATCCAGCAGGCATTGATTATGCGTACGGCTATCTTGCAGCTTATCCTGACAAAATGAAGCGATGGATGATTGAGGACACATGCACATCAGCTTTGATGCGCGTGATGGCTTTGGTTATGGGCAACACCGAAAAGGCTACAAAAGAGGTCATGGCAGCGATCAAGACACCGGCAGCCGATTATGACTACTGGACAACTAAGCATGGTGATGTGCCAAGCTACAAAACATCAGTCGAAGCTGAGGAATCTGGAACGCCATCATTTGGATCATCAGATGTTGGGCCAACTGGTTGGGCTGTCAATGGGGTGCCAATGTGCGCACATGGATCGATGCGCTGGAATCAAAGCAAGGCCGATGCGCCAAAGCCGTGGGCAGGTTACTTTTGCAGCGAAAAGGTCAAAGAAAAGCAATGCAAGCCGACATGGTATGTAATGACCAGCGATGGCACATTTAAGCCGCAGGTGTGATGGTGAGCGACTTTGTAGAGATTATCTATCCTCAACAGATGATGGCCAGATTAATGTGCAATGGCGAAATCGTTGAGGAATACAAAATTGAGCAATGTGACAAATGCTCACAGCTAAGGCGATTGGATCACTTTGGCTACCAAAAAGGCTATGACAAGCAAGATAACATTATTTGGTTTTGTGGTGATTGCCGATGAGCAAAAATACTTTAACAATGAAATGTTCTTGCGGTAACAAAAAAGCTTGGTTGATAACTGTAAAAGGCGGTTACAGCGATGTTGAAAAAACATACAAAGCTTTAACATATTTCATTTGCTGTGGTGATTGCGATGCTGAAATTGAATTGGGAGGATTCGGCCGTGCTGGATAGAATCGAGGAGGTGCAATGCATGATCGCAGCGATTCAACATTGCCATGATCGATCAGCTGATCACAGCTCACGCATTGTCAAAAACCTGTCATGGTTTGAGTATGTCGCACAGATGGGCGAATCAATGTTGGCCGAATTTGTAGTGGCCAAAAAACTAGGTTATGACTACACACCCGGCATCACATGGGATAAATCTAAGGCCGATGTAGGCGATCACATTGAGGTTAAATGGTCAGCCAATCCAGCTTCGAATTTGTGGATTCAGGAATCAGATCGCCATGATCGTGACATTGCGGTTTTAGTCACCGGAAGCTCACCGAAAATGCACATTGTGGGCTGGATGCCAGTTGCCATTGCCAAGAAACCGCGTTATCGGAACCCATCACAAAACAATTGGAGCGTGCCACAAATCAACCTGCAACCAATTGAGACATTACAGAGGAGCAACTATGCACATCCTGCAATTTGATTGTTCAATCTGTGCAAAGCTTTATGGGAAGCCAAAGCAACGCCACGGCCTCAAGAAAGGTGCAGAATTGACAGAGCATGAATGGTTTGCACAATGCATGAGTTG